AAACGATCTCGGTTGATGCCGCCGCCAGCGATGGCGCGGCTAGCCGAACTATTAGCGGAATCGCAGTTGAATTCAATGTTGTGGCAACAGTCAATGACGGGCAACAGGTTATGTTCAAGCCTGGTTCGTTACCTGTTGACGGCAGAAACCCAAAACTATATATGCAACATGACCCAATGAAAATCATTGGCCAGGTCACCGAACGACTCAGCACCGATGAAGCAATGCTATTTACTGCCAAAATATCGGCAACCGAACTAGGCAATGAAGCGCTCGTTTTAATGTCCGATGGCACCCTTTCAGAAGTATCCGTTGGCGTGGATGTCCAAAAATTTAGTTACGACAAAAACGGTGTAATGGTGATCGAGCAGGCCAGCTTCAATGAATTATCAGTAGTCAGCCAGCCAGCTTTTAGCGGCGCAGTAATAACCGATGTGGCGGCAAGTATCCCACAAACAGAACCCGAAATAGAGTTAAATAAAGATATACCTACACAGGAGAAAACAATCATGGAAGAATCACCAGTAGTCGAAGCAGCCGCAACAGTAGAAAAACTTTGGGCTAAACCGCGACAAGAATTTAAAGTTCCTACAGCCGCGCAGTATTTGTCGGCGTATGTAAACAACCCGATTAAGTTTGCGGAGTACCGCGAAGGCATCAAAGCCAGCGCACCATCCGCGCCATACATTGACACCGAATCCAACCCAGGTATTTTGCCTGAAATAATTGTGCAAAGTATCTATAACAATTTTGTGGGTATGCGACCTGTAGTTGATGCGTTCGGCGCACGCCCAATGCCAATGGGTGGACAGATTTTTATTCGCCCAGCTGTATCAACAAATACTTCAATGGCTATTCAATCGGCACAAAACGCAACACTTCAAGCGGGTACATACATAATTGACAAGTTGTCGGTTACAAAAGAAACTTACGGTGGATATGTTCAAATCAGCGAACAGGACATCATGTTTACCACACCCGAAATTTTGGGTTCTTTACTTGATGACATGGGCCGAATCTACGCAAACACAACAGACAATGTTGCCGCTGATGCGCTAGTAGCTGGCGCGACAGTAACCAATTCATTTGGTGACACTTCACTTCCTGAAGATTGGGTTGGTTGGATTGGTCAATCATCGCAAACAATTCTTACAAATTCGAATGGCAACTTGCCAAACGCGTTGTTCGTGTCACCCAAATATTGGGGCGTGCTAATCGGTCTTGCCGATACAACAGGCAGACCATTGTTCCCGAACCTGGGGCCAATGAACGCGCTAGGCGATTTAACACCGTCATTCGGTCAAGGCATGGCCTTCGGTTTGAATGTTGTGGTTGATCGTAACTTCACCGATGAAACAATCATTCTTGGTTGTGCTGGTACTTCGCCAGGTAACCCAACAGGTGCAGGTTTCGAGTGCTACGAATTGCCGCAAGGCGCAATCAGTATTGATGTACCTTCACAACTTGCGCGCACACTTGCGTTCAGGGGCCAGTTTGCTACCTTGATGATTGATGCAGACAAATTCGTAAAAGCTAACGGCTTACCATAATTTAAAGGCGGCCTGATCGCCATGACAATTTATGATGTAAAAGCAAAACAGCTGTTAGATAACTACGCCTGTTTACAAACATTAGAGAACGCTTCATTTGAAGTTGGGCAAGATATAACGGTTGCCAGTATTGGCGCGCCGTTTAACGGAACCTTTCAAATATATTCTGTACCTGAATTTTTGTATATCGGCGTAAACGAACAAGGGTTCCCTGCATACGATTACAACATCCCGCGAAATAACCAGGTGCTTTACGCATGCACGGGAACCGATGTTGGATTATCGCCATCAGGCGGAACAATCGAATATGGCCCTGTTTGCACATGGATAGATGATCAAGACATACAGGATTGGTTGGGAATTCCTGTAGCTTCGGCAGCTGATGAAGCGTTCCTGATTATTTGTGCGGCGGCAGCTAACGCATTTTGTTATCTTCGAAGGGCAGAAAATAACTATTTTGACCAATTAGGAACAGCCCCAACCGAAGCGGTAAAACTAGGAACAATTATGTATGGCGGGGCGATCTACCGCCAACGCGGTTCAGCTGGTTCAGACTTTGCAACATTTGACGGAATGGGAACCCCAGCCACGAACGGGTTATCCCCAATGGTTAAACAATTACTGGGGATTAACCGCGCTGTGGTTGCCTGATGCCTGCCACATACACAGATTTATTCAATACCGCTTTAGATGACCTAACAACATTTCTAGAAACAACCGTTGGGCTTCAAGTAGTCAATGACCCACGAAACATAATTCCCCCGTGTGCGATGATCTCGGCGTGCAGCTTCGAAGCATGGAACAGCCAGGTGGCAGATATGACATTCCCTGTCACGCTAATAACGCTCGGCCCAGCGAATCTAGATGCCATGCGATCATTGCTAAACATGTGCGCGCTGGTACTAAACCATAATGTGGCAGTAACTTCAGGCAGACCCACAACCCTTGAAGTAGGAAGCGCGATCTATCCCGCCTACGAACTAATCATCAAATTGACCGCGAAAACATAATCCACATAAAGCAAACAAAATTGTGATAAACCTATAACACTACGAAAGGTCAAAAACTATGGCTATTACTTATCAGGCAACACCAACATTCACCGTTGATGGCGTTGATCTAAGCGCATGGGTTACAGCTGGCGCGGTAACGCACACATTCGAGAATCTTGATGCCACAACCTACGCGGTTGACTATCGCACATTTCAACCAGGGCTTCAATCAAATTCTGCAACGATCACTTTATTTTTGGATTATGCAGCCGCCGCAACTTACGCAACATTAGCCCCGCTTGTAGGAACACAAGTCACGATTGTATTTCAACCAGCATCAGGCGCACAGACAGCGACAAACCCAGGCTTCGAGCTAACAGATACCCTGTTCAGCGTGCTACCTGTGATCAACGAAACATTAGGAACCCTTAGCCAGGTTGATTTAGAGTTCGTTGGTGGAAGTTACGCAGCCCTAGATTAAATAACGGTCACTTGACCGAGAAAGTGAACTAATGAAAATTGGCTTAATAGTTGACATGCAAAACGGCGAACCCGCGCAAACACTATTCACGAATATGTTTGTGATCACCGAATGGGAACAATCAGAAAACCGAAAAGTATCTGACGGGCGCGGAATGGGATTTGGCGACATGTGTTGCTGGGCTCATACCATCCTAAAAAATGCTGGCGCAAAATTGCCTGCAACATGGAAACAATGGGTAAAAGAAAATCCTGAAATGACAATAGTTTCTGTTGTGGATGACACAAACCCAAACCATACGGGCGGGGCACCTACCGAAGGCAACTAGCAGAAATGCTGGTTTCTGTAGGATGGTGGCCCCCGCTGATTACCTTTGACCACCGTGACCTTGTAACGGTGATTAGTGTTATTAACAAACGAAACAAGGGCAAACCATGAGCATTGAAGCAAGCGTTAAAATTTTTGGGATACAACAAACCCTAAAAGAATTAAACGATTTTGATAAGGTTTACCGCCGCCAGGTAACTAAAGACATTAAAGCAGCTGGCGATGACATAGTTAAAGATGCGCGCGCAGCTGTTCAACATTTTGAAAACAGCGATGGCAACGGCGCGCCGCTATCTCGAATGTATAAATACAGTTTAATTAAAGGCCGTTCCGTGTTTTGGACAACCAGCAAAGTTCAAGCTGGCTACATAACTAAGGTAGGCAAACGCGGCAACAAAGCAAAAACAGTTTTATTTAAAGACCAATTCGATGCCGAATCAAACCCGCGCGAATCCCACAAAGTAAGTTTCAAGGCCACCCCATATGAACTGATGAGCATGCAACAAAAAGATGTTGCAGGCGCGATCTTTGAGCATGCAGGCAAAAACAAAACCACACGCTTCACCGAAACACTAGGCAAAGAAGAAGGCCCAGCACCGCGCGTACTACAAAAAGCAGTTGACAAAAACCGAACCAATGTAGAACACACCGTCACAAAAATAGTTGATGATGTAATGAAAACATTAAACAAACGAATGGTCATTGAATATGGCAATTAACATCCCGATTTTTAGTTCCCTAGACACTAAGGGATTTGATAAAGCAAAAAAAGAATTTGACTCACTCGAAGGCGCGGGTGCAAAATCGGCGTTTGCATTAAAGAAAGCAATGTTGCCAGCTGTAGCCGCTGTTGGTGCTATCGGTGCGGGTTTAGTGTTGGCAACAAAAGCCGCTATGGAAGATCAAAAATCGCAAGAGCTTTTGGCATTAGCTTTAGAAAATACGACAGGTGGCACGCTGGGCGGTGCAGCCGCTTTAGAAAAACAGATAAGTGCTATGTCAAAAAGTGCGGCCGTCGCTGATGATGTTTTAAGGCCCGCAATGGGAAATTTATTACGCGGAACGCGCGATGTAGAACGCGCACAAGAACTAATGGCGGTTGCTCTCGATGTCAGCGCGGCTACTGGTAAAGATTTAGAATCAGTCACAATCGCCCTGAGTAAGGCCGAAAATGGACAATTAGATGCGCTCAAAAAATTAGGTATTCCATTAGGTGAAAACACAATTTTGTTAAAAGAAAAAGCAAAACTAACTAAAGAAGTTACAAAATTTACGCAAGATTTAGCGGGCATTGAATACGATCTTACAAATGGTTTTATTGATGGGGCTAAAGCCGCCGAAAAAACTTTAGCTGTTAATGAAAAGTTAGCGGCAACAAACGCGGAACTTGCCGATGTTACAGCCAGGGCAGGAGATTTTACTTTAGATTTATCTAACCAATTTGGCGGGGCGGCAGCTACCGCCGCCAATTCTTTTCAAGGCCAAATGGCAGGGCTAAAGATTGCGATGGATGAAACAAAAGAATCTATCGGCGCGGCGCTACTGCCAGCGCTAAAAGCGTTGCTAGGAATTCTTAAACCTGTTGCAGATTTTGCGCAAGAAAACACAAAACTATTTTTAATCATGATCGGCGTTATCGGCGGCCTGGCTACCGCAGTAATCGCAATCAATGTCGCCATGAAAATATATGAAGCGGTGCTAGCCCTAACCGCGCTTCGAACCGCCGCGCTAAACCTTGTAACGACAGCAAACCCATATGTGATAATGGCAGCCGCCATAGTTGCATTAACCGCTGTGATGGTTGTTTTAGAAGTCAAGTTTCAATCAATATCAAAAGCAATGGAAAAATTTGGTAACGGAATAATGGTTGTGACAGGCCCGCTGGGCGTACTGATCGGCATGTTACGCAAACTAGATAACTTGCGCGAGAGTCTCGGCGGTTTTGATTTAGGCGGAATAAACATTCCTGGCTTCGCTAAAGGTGGCATTGTTACGCGCCCCACATTGGCGATGATTGGCGAAGCTGGCCCTGAAGCTGTTGTTCCATTGTCAGGCCCACACGCAGGCAATTTTGGCGGCGGCGGCGGGTTGACCGTAAATGTGACTGGCGGCCTGGCTACCAGTAGCGAGATTGGGCAGGCAATCGTTAACGCAATTCGAGCCTATAACCGCTCAGCGGGGCCAGCCAATATTCAGGTGGCCTAATGGCGGGAACAGCGGTAGTTCAATCAGGTGACTATGAACTAGAGATTGATACAGGGTTTTTACAGGATGCGTTCATTTTGGATTCGGCAACCGCAGGAATCTTAAATAATACAATTTATGTTCTTAACGGAACAACAAATTTCGCGAGCGTGCTTGAAGGCTGTGACAGCGTAAACATTAAACGCGGGCGGCGCGATATTGGCGATCAATTCAGCGCGGGCACCATGACATTTAACATGATGGACACTTCAGGAATCTTTAACCCATTTGATGAACAGTCGCCATACTGGGATACGACTACTCAACAGCCAGGGCTAGCACCGATGAGAAAAGTTAGGTTTGCTCGATATGACCTGAACAATGTTAAAGAATATCTGTTTACAGGATTTATTGTTAACTATGATTACAACTTCGCGCTGGGCGGTATAGATACAGTTACCGTTTATTGTGCCGATGATTTTTATTTACTGGCACAAACCTATATGGATGAATTCAATGTCAGCGAAGAACTATCTAGCGCGCGCGTGACCGCTGTTCTTGACCTACCCGAAGTTAACTTCCCAGCTGGTCAGCGCGACATTGCCACAGGAACGCAAACGCTAGGCGGGGCGGCGGCGTTCACAATAGAAAACGGAACATCAGTTCAGGCATATTTGGCAGCAATTAACCAGGCTGAACAGGGGCGGTTGTTTATGTCTCGCGAAGGTGATTTAACATTTGATGCCAGGCTAGGAAACACCCTTTCGGCATCGGTGGCAGATTTCCATGATGACGGAACAAACATTCCTTATAGCGGGGTTGGCATATCGTTTCAAGCTGATCAGGTTGTAAACCGCGCGAGCGTAACTATTTTGGGTTCTAATAATCCGCAAGTTGCCGATGATGCAGCCAGCCAGGCCCAATACTTTATTCAGAACCAATCAATTACTAACAGCCTTTTGCATGATGACACAGCCGCGCTAAGCCTGGCTAACTACCTTTTGGAACCCCAGCCAATCGCCCGCTATACAAGCGTTCAGACCGCGTTTGTGTCGCTTACTGATGCCCAGCGAGACACCGTAGCCATCATTGATATAGGGCAAACAATCACGATAGAAAAAACATTTGCCAGCGGTGCGGGTACAACTGAGCTAGCGCAAGAACTAGCTGTTGAAGGTGTCGAGCACAACATCACCAATTCATTTGGTCATTCCATCGCGCTATTTACTTCGCCTACGGTCATTGTTTTTGAGCTAATTTTGGATGATGCCCTGTTTGGTGTGATCGCCCCGTCAGACAATGTTTTAGGGTAATCTGATTTTATGACCACAACGCCCTATCCGTTTGTTGCCGCGCAAGTTTTGACCGCTTCGGAATTAAATTCAACATTCAATATCCCTGTTAATACAAAAACGGTTAGTTATATCCTGGTTGCTGGCGATGCTGGCAAACGAATAGTGATGAACTCAGCGAGTGCAACGACAATAACGGTTAACACTTCGTTATTTTCGGCTGGCGATAATCTAGAAATTTCTAACATTTCTACGGGTGTTTGCACGGTTACGGCTGGCACAGCCACAGTCTCGAGTGCTGGGCCGTTGGCAATACCACAACATGGTAGTGGCACACTTTATTTTACTAGCGCAGGTGTTAGCACATTTTTTCCGTCAGCGGTAACTGTTTCTAGTGCTACTCCGGGTCTAGTCGCTATTGTGCCGACATCGGTTGCAGTCGGTTCAGGTTCGGCAACAGTTTCAACAAACGGTTTAGTGACAGCAAGTGCTTGTACAAGTGTTTCGCTTAACGGTGTGTTTAGTGCAACTTACACAAATTACAGACTTACAGTAAATACAACCTCAACGGCTGGCTCAACAAATATGCGTTTACGATTGCGAGTAGGTGGCACAGACACAACCAGTTCAACCTATAAATCACAAAAGGTTTACGCATCGGGCGCAGGTATAACTGCGGCTGCATCCACGACAACAGGTTTTACAAACGATGAAACAGGCAGACTCGACACAATGATAAGCGGCGACATTTTTAATCCGTTTACAGTGACTACAACTTTAATTAACACACTTTGGGCACCGTATAATGTGCCGACAGATTTTGCATCAGGTTTTGTTCAAGGTGTTCAAACAGGGAGCACAAGTTTTGACGGGATTACGCTTTACGGCACAGGTGGCGACATATCAGGCAATGTGATAGTAATGGGGTACAACCAATGACAACTAATCAAAACGCTTGCCCAGTAATAGTTGAGCCAGCAGATCCTAAACAAGTTGCTGCCGATGCAATTGAAGCACAAAAAAACGCTGCAGAATTTGCGGCGCGTGCAACGGCTCGACAAGCCTTGCTAGACAAATTAGGTATCACAGCCGATGAAGCCAAACTGCTATTGGGCTAATCATAAACAAACTACAAAAGGAGAAACAAAATGGGGCCAGTTACATTTAACATACATAACCAAACAAAATATGATTTGAGAGTTCAATCATCAAACGGAGCAACCGCCGAAGCCGTATCGGGTGCGTCAACCAGTTTGGGTTTTGGACCAAGCGACACAAACATTACTAATGCGATGCGCTGGTATCAAGACGGCATCTGTATTCTGCAAGGGTCAGTAGCGTGGTCAGCCGGTGGCAGCGGCGCAGATGACGGTTGGACTACCAGCAACATAATTTGTATGAATGGCGAGATGAACGGCGTTGGTTTTTCAGGTTGCAACGAAGGCTGGGTCGAATTACAGCCATATAATTTAATGGCTAACGGCGGCGAAGTGAGCGTCACTTACACAAACGCATGATCTCACAATGACTAAAGCACGCAGGCAGATCGGTGACCAAAGCACTAAAGGCGCGGCACTAGGTTTATGTGTTTACGGCATGGTTAAACAAAACTTTGACCCAATGCTCATCGCATTGATCGTGCCACTAATCAGCACTTTGTTTGCGTGGGTGTCAACAAAAATTGGCGACCCTAATCTGGCTTGTTTATTTATTGACAAAGACGAGGCGTGAAACCGTACACAGTTAACGCCGCGCCAGTCACTAAAGGGCCACTGGCTGGCATGGATTACTGGATTACACGCGCTGTAAAACACTCTGAAATTACGCTATGGAATAACGGCTCATGGGTTGTGCGCGATGTCAAAGGCAAACCCGGCACAATTAGCAACCACGCAAAAGGTGTAGCAGTTGACTTGTCGTATCGAATGGTGGCAAACACACCGGGCAAAAGTATTTACA